AGGTAAAGAATTAAGTGCTGTAACAGAGGCAATTGCCAAAGCCTACGATGGCAATTTTGGAGCACTCAAAAAACTTGGTGTGCCGCTTGATGAAAACATTATCAAAACAAAAGATTTTGATGGCGCAATGTTGGCCTTGTCTCGCACATTTGATGAACAGGCATCAATTCAGGCCGATACATTTCAAGGCAAAATGGCGCGACTTACTGTGGCATTTGATGAAGCCAAAGAAACCGTGGGATCGTATGTGCTTGATGCCATCACACCATTGCTCAGCACTTTTGTTGATAAAGGCGTGCCAGCAATTTCACAATTTGCAGATAGTTTAGGCAAAACATTGGGGCCGGCATTTGCTCAAATCTTTGTTTTTATTCGGGATGATCTTTTGCCTATTCTGCAGGCATGGTGGAGATTTTTGTACGAGGAAGTCATTCCAGCCATAATTTCTGTTGTTGGCCCAATCTTGCTATCTATTAAATCGGCATTTGATAAAGTTTCAACAGCCATCAAAAGCAATTCAACAGAGCTGCAACCATTTTTTGATTTGTTGCGTAAGGTGTGGGAATTTTCCAAAAAGTATTTAATCCCAGAATTCAGCGGGCCTTTTGTTTTTGCCTTGAACGCCATTGCCACATTAGTCTCAACCTTGATTACAGGTTTTTCACAGCTTGTTGGATTTATGTCAAACGCTTATACACAGGCCAAAAGAGTTGTTGATTTAATTAATGCCAACAAAGACATTTTTGCGGCTCAATCTGGACTTTTAGGTTTTGTTGTTGGCAAGGTGGCAGGTAGAGCATCCGGTGGCCCGGTTACAGGTGGTAGCTCATACCTTGTCGGTGAGCGTGGCCCAGAGCTATTTACACCATCAGGCAGCGGCATGATCACACCAAACAATCGTTTAGGCGGTGGCAACACCACAATCAATCTCAATGTCACCGGTGCCATTGATCCAGAAGGCACGGCACGCACAATCATCGATGTGTTAAACAATAGTTTCTATCGCGGTACAGGCGGCGCAAATAGTCTGCAATTCTCAGGATGAGCGTATTTAATCCCGTTTGGCGCGTGACCATTGGCGGCGTGCAATACCAAACGGCTATTCTGGCAAATCTGACAATCTCAAGCGGTCGGACAAACATCTATGAACAGGCACAAGCCGGTTATGCCAATCTTGAGCTGATCAACCTTGATCAATCCAATGTGCTAATTGAGATTAACAATTCGCTCACCATCGAGCTGCAAGATTCCACAGCTACATTTGTGCCAATTTTTGGCGGCTCAGTTGTGGATGTGGGCATTTCTGTGGCCGAGGTTGGATCGATTGCATACGCACAACGCATTAAAATCATTGCTTTAGGTGCATTGGCTAGATTGCCCAAAGCCTTGACAGACGGTGTTTTGTCACATGATTTTGATGGTGATCAGATTTACACAATTTTGCAACAGGTTTTGTTTGCCTCATGGCAACAGGTGCCACAGGCATTGACATGGGCAACCTATGACGCAACTACGCAATGGCAAGATGCAGAAAACACCGGATTGGGCGAGATTGACAGGCCCGGCAATTATGAGCTGGCACAGCGGTCATCCAGCCGAACCGATGTGTATTCATTGGTCGCAGCTTTAGCATCATCGGGATTGGGCTACATTTATGAAGATGCAAACGGGCAAATTGGTTATGCCGACTCAACACATCGAACCAATTATTTGGCTGCGAATGGTTATGTGGATTTAACCGCCAATCACGCATTGGCATCGGGTTTGAGCATCCAATCACGGACAGGCGATGTGCGAAACAACATCACTATTAAATACGGCCAAAATAGCAACAGCGAAACCGATGCCAGCGATTCTGTTTCCATTGGTCTTTATGGGCAATTATCCCAAATCTTTACTACAACATTGAGGCATTTGCACGATGCACAGGATCAGGCAGCATTTTATTTGGCATTAAGAGCGTACCCACAGTTTAATTTTAACAACATCACTTTTGAGCTGACAAACCCAGAGCTAGACGATGCGGATCGGGATGACTTGATCAATGTGTTCATGGGCATGCCGCTGGACATTTCGGATTTGCCGCTTAACATGGTTTCCGGCGATTTTCTTGGTTTCGTTGAAGGTTGGACATTCTCGGCCGCGTATAATCAGGTTAGCCTTTCGATGATTTTGTCACCGATTTCATTCTCATTGCAAGCCATGCGATGGAATGATGTACCGATAACAGAGCAATGGAGCACGGTCAATCCAACCTTGGATTGGATAAACGCCACAATCGTGGCCTAAGGAGGAAACATGAGTAATCCAACAACACCATTTTCATGGCAGATGCCTACGGCCACGGATTTGGTTACAGACTTGCCAGCTGATTTTGAGGTTTTTGGTCAAGCTGTAGCAACATCAATGGCTGATCTTTTAGGTGGCACTACTGGCCAAATTCTTGCAAAAAATAGCAATACAGACATGGATTTTGTTTGGACAACAGCCAATCCCGGTGACATTACGGGAATTACAACAAACGCCGGGTCAGGTTTAGCCGGCGGCGCAACATCAGGCAATGTCACTTTAACAAGATCATCAACTTATTCAGCCAAAACGGCCGCTTACACTTTTGCATCGGGAGATGAATACAACATTTTCTCAATGAACAATGCGGCAACCCAACAATTTAACATTCCAACCGATGCAACATTTAATTTTGCCGTTGGTACCGAAATTAACGTGTTTTGGATTACTGGAGCGGGGCAACCAACAATTGGTGCTGTAACACCAGGCACAACAACAGTTATTTCAACAGGTGCAACAAGCGCGACACCAAAATTGCGTGCTGTCAACAGCGGTGCTACTTGTGTGAAATTAGCTGCAAATTCTTGGATTGTTTTTGGAGACATTTCATAATGACACCAATTTTGGGAATTATGTCGAGTGCTGGTCGGCCACGAAATCCATCAACGATTGAATACTTGGTTGTTGCAGGTGGTGGCGGTTCAGGTTATTCAGGAGCCGGCGGCGGCGGCGCAGGTGGTTATCGGACGGCAACAGGTTTTGCTGTGTCACCCGGATCACCAATAACTGTGACAGTAGGCGCAGGCGGTACAGGTGCCACCACAGCTTATAATGTCGGCGGTAATGGTGGAAATTCTGTTTTTTCTAGCATAACCTCAACAGGCGGCGGTGGTGGCGGATCGAGCACACCCGGCGTTGGTACGAGTCCAAACGCAGGTGGATCAGGCGGCGGCGCGGCCAATGGATCAACTCCAGCCAACATTTCAGGTGGTGCAGCAAGCCCATCGGGTCAAGGTAATGCCGGCGGCGCGGTTACAACAGGCAGCGGTACAGGCGGCGGTGGTGGTGGCGGTGCCGGTGGTGTTGGTGGTGCTGGCACGGGCGGTGCCGGTGGTGTTGGACTTTCTTCATCAATTTCAGGCGTATCAACATTTTATTCTGGCGGCGGTGGTGGATACACAACCGGTGGCACGGTAGCTCCCGGCGGTAATGGTGGCGGTGGTGCAGGTGCTAAGAGCGGCACAGCGGCAATTGCTGGAACAGTTAATACTGGCGGCGGCGCAGGTGGTGGACTTGCAGCGACCGGACAACCAGCAGGCGGTTCAGGTATTGTAATTATTCGTTACCCAGATACATTTGCGTTGGCTGCATCAACGACAGGATCACCAACAATTTCAACATCAGGTGGTTACAGAATTTATCAATGGACAGGAAGCGGATCGGTGACATTTTAATGGCGCATTTTGCAGAATTAGACGAAAACAACATTGTGACAAATGTGATTGTTGTGCATAACAATGAATTATTGGATGAGAGTGGCATCGAATCAGAATGGAAAGGCATTGAATTCTGTATCCAACATTTTGGTGGGCGATGGATACAGACATCCTACAATGCAACATTTCGAGGTATTTATGCCGGTATTGGTTATGCTTATGATGAAACGCTTGATGAATTTGTTGCACCCGTAGTGGAGACGGAATGGGAAACAGAATGACATTTCCACAAGGCACATTGTCGCGTTTGATTGAGGTTGCATTGGCCGAGGTTGGCACAGCTGAAACCGGCAACAATGAGACAAAGTACGGCAAGCACATGAAGGCAGACAAGCTGCCTTGGTGTGGGTCATTTCTTAATTGGTGTGCAGATCAAGCCGGTGTGGATGTGCCAAATGTCGTAAGCACTCGCGCCGGTGCTGCCGCATTTAGGAAAATGAAGCGATGGCACACAACGCCACGGATTGGCGATTTTGTTTTCTTTGATTTTGTTATCGATGACCAGACAATGATTAATCACATCGGTTTAGTTGTTCGATGCTCGGACAAACAAATTGTGACAATTGAAGGCAACACATCGGCCAGCGGTGATCAGCGCAATGGCGGTGAAGTGATGGTCAAATACAGAAGTTTGGGAGCGAGATCATTTGTGGTGGGCTACGGCCGACCAACTTATGAAGCGTTTGCCGGTGAATTACCGGATCGACCAAAAGGAGGCAAATAATGGAACAAATCAAGGCAGCTGCCGCATCATGGGCTAGAAGCGCGGTCGCAGGTTGTTTGGCTGTTTACATGACAGGCAACACCAATCCAAAAGATTTGGCAATGGGCTTAGTCGCTGGCATTGTGCCGGTACTAGCACGATGGGCAAATCCAAATGATGTAAGTTTCGGCAACAAAAAGTGAGCGTGGGCGAATGGACGGCTGTTGGTGGTTTTGTCATTGCGATACTGGCAGCCGTTTATTCGTCAATGAGGATCATCATCAGATCGGTGATGAGCGAATTGATGCCCAATGGTGGGTCGAGTATGAAGGATCAAATCTCGCGCATCGAGGCACGCTTGGATTATCTATACACACAGCTCATTGAGAAACAGAGCAACACGCCGTAATTTAAGCGCGATTGTTGATTTTGTCGGCTATCGCTGTCACTCTTTGTTTGGGAGCGGATTAGCTGTTCCCAGAATCGGGAGCTAGACAAATGAATGAAATCTCAATTGTGATCTTTATGATCATTGCAGGATTCTTATGGGCTGTAATGGCCTATTCAATCGGTTTTAGAGAAGGCCAGCGACAAGGCTACACACGAGGCCGTGCGGTATCTCGGCACATCTCGCAGCTTGATAAGGCGGCAAAATAATGGCCACTTTTATGGACAATTACGAAGGCAACAAGGATCGCAATAATCGTTGGATTGCCACACATCCAGAAGGCCGCATTGAGGCGTATGTCGTGGAATTTAACGCCAAAGAAGGCTATGTGTTAGTACAAGCCAAAGGTTGGCGCAATCAAACAGAAATTGAACCAGCTGACATTGATTATGCATACGGGTTTATTGCAGCTTATCCGGACAGAATGAAACGCTGGTTTGTCGAGGATACAATTACAAGCGCAAAAATGCGCGTAATGGCAAATTTGTTGGGTGGCACCGAAAAGGCCACAGCTGAGGTCATGGCCTTGGTTAAGAGCGAAACGCCAGCAGCCGATTATGACTATTGGACAACAAAGCATGGCGATGTGCCGAGTTATGCAACATCGGCCGAGGCTGAGTTATCAGGCACGCCATCATTTGGATCATCAGAGGATTCGGCATGGGTGCCCAATGCCGTGCCAACCTGCTCACACGGATCAATGCGTTGGAATCAAAGCAAGCCAGATGCAGCCAAATCATGGGGCGGCTACTTTTGCTCAGAGAAGGTTAAAGCAATGCAATGCACGCCGCGTTGGTATGTCTTGCGTAGCACCGGAACATGGGAGCCACAGGTATGAGCGATTACATGGAGATCATCAACCCACAAACACGCATTGCCCGGCTTTACTATCAAGGCGAAGTGGTTGAGGAATACAAAGTGGAGCAATGCGACAAATGCTCAAAGCTGACAAAATGGGATGCATTTGGTTATCAAATCGGCTATGACAAAACAGAAAAAATTATCTGGTTTTGTGGTGATTGCCGATGATAGATCGCATTGAGGAAGTGCAATGCATGATTGCAGCTATTCAGCATTGCCATGATAAGTCAGCCGATCACAGCTCACGAATTGTTAAAGACATTTCATGGTTTGCTTATGTGGCCCAGATGGGCGAATCAATGGCAGCTGAAATGGTTGTCGCTAAGCGATTAGGTTATGACTACACACCAGGCATCACATGGGACAAATCAAAGGCTGATGTGGGAGATCACATCGAAGTCAAATGGTCAATCAATCCAGCATCAAATCTGTGGATACAAGAATCAGATCGACATGATCGTGACATCGCCGTGTTGGTTACAGGCAGCTCACCCAACATGAAAATTATGGGCTGGATGCCCGTTGTAATAGCAAAGAAACCACGCTATCGAAACCCATCGCAAAACAATTGGTCGGTGCCTCAAATCAATTTGCAGCCAATCGAGACTTTACAAAGGAGTAACTATGCACATTCTATTGTTTGATTGCTCAATCTGCTCAAAACTTTATGGCAAGCCAAAACAACGACATGGCCTCAAGAAAGGTGCAGAATTAACCGAGCACGAATGGTTTGCACAATGCATGAGCTGTGGCACATTTGGCATCAAGATCGTTGATGATGCGCGGATTGTTGAGTTAAGCCAATGAATAAGTTATCCACAGGCGTTATCCACATGTGCATGAAACCTGTGGGACTCGCTCAAGATTACGCTCACTACTTGACAGCGTTGGTACGCTCCAGACTCGCAGACGAGCCGGTGTGCCGGATAGCTCGGACGCGATGTATGGTGCTGATGGCCGCTCTATGTATTGTTGGCACAACACCGGCAACAGCTGCAAAAGAAGTAACAACATCAATAGACTCTTTAAAGCTGTATGCACATTCAAGAATTGTGAATTACAAAGAGTTTCAATGCTTTAACCAGCTGATCACACGCGAATCAAATTGGCGCGTTGAGGCTATCAATTCCAATGGCAAACACTTTGGGTTGGGTCAGATGCGAAACACTAAGTACCAAAACCTTGACGGCTATCGCATGATCGACTGGTCATTGAGATACATTCAAAGTCGTTACGCTGGTTCAAGCTGCAAAGCTTATGCACATTGGCAAAAGAATGGATGGCATTGATGAGCAGATCGTGGAAAGGTGGCAGCACTAGCCGATGGCGTACCATCCGAGAGATGGTGTTAAGGCGTGATCAATGCTGTCAGATGTGTGGCCAGACAGAAGGCCAAATGCATGTGGATCACATCATCCCGAAAAGGCTTGGTGGAGGCGATGAAGTGTGGAATCTAAGGCAATTGTGCAAAAACTGTAATTTATCAAAAGGCGGTCGGTTTTTTGAGGCGGATGGAACAC